ACATCAGAAGATGTTCTGAACTGGGCGGTGCATAATATCTTGCACCACCCCGCATACGTACGCTGCGTACGTGTGCATGTCGTTGCTGAGCCTGGAAAGGCAAGAACGATAACGGTCGCACCATATGCGTACCAGGTTCTCATGGGCATTTTTGCACATGTATATCAAGCAACCCTTAGATCTAAAGGGGTGCAATCCGGTCTACGAGCAGACCGACACCTGTGGAGATTCCTCCAACAGACACTCAATCCTCAAAATGAGAATTGGGACACATTGCAAGAAGGCAATGTATATGCTCTTTCGACTGATTTGTCGGAAGCAACTGACTTTGGCAACAAAGATGTCGCCAGAGAAGTCTTACATTACATGATAAGACTGACCCCAGGAATGCCTAAGGGTTTGTCAGTGTTAATGAAAACACTGTACTGCTCGAAGCGCTATTGCTTCGTGCCACAGGGCCAAGGATTTGGTCTTGTCACAGCCAAGAGATCTTGGCTGATGGGCGACATGATGACTAAATTCATGTTGACTGTAGTCCACGACTACTGCTGCAGACTAAGTCTGCTGTCCACCTACACGCTTGTAGGGGACGATGAGATAGCGTTAAGCTCCCATCATAAGCAATTGAGTAATCATTTGCTTAATCTTGAAAAATTTTTCAAGATATCAGAAGATGACACGTACATCTCTGAACACTTCGCCTTTTATTGCGAAGAAGGTACCATATTGCCGCAATATGCGCATGATACCAACCACGTCAGAATGAGACGGGGTAAGGAGCTATTATATTTAGACTACCCGAGGATCAGACTACTGATTCCCACGCAACTGGAGACAGATGCGTATTCTGCCACTAATCAGGGCAGATTCGCGCTCTTAGGTAAAGAGTCGCGGTGGGTTAACCAAGTTAACCAAGACGCCAGGCTTCACTTTGCCATGGCGTCGCTGTACCAGCATATATTGGTACCGCAAGACAAAGACACGCTTTGTCCATTCACCCCACTCGAGATGGGGGGTGATGGAGGATTCCCACATTCACCGGAATTCCTCAAGAGGGTCGTGGACGATAAAACCCACAACCCCCGTGAGACAAAATTTAGAATGGTCTCACTTCTGAACAACATGTTCAGTCACAAGTTCGTCAGATCCGACAGACTTGATAAGGTGGTGCACAAGCACCATCTATACCTTCCAAAACTAGAGGGTCTCAAGGGGTTGTTGCCCCCTGATGCTGTCCTTGAACCAAGGACTGATGAGGCGAAGATCATGCTTCGCTCCATGAGGTTTCGAGAAATTGAGAAACCTCAGCAAACCTTTTTCAGGCTTGCAAGAGGCCTTTACTATAAAGACCTACTGCAGGGGAGAACCCCTGCGGAACCTGTCTTTTCAATTGACAGGAAGTTCGACGGCGGCCAAAGTGAGCCCCAAGTCGAATATCGACACTTCATTGAGAAGTGGAGAAATCCTGGATTTTCCTTCCAGGACATCGACACGTATTTTGTCTACAAGTCGAAGATCCCAGGCATGGATCCCATGAACCTGGGATGGAGTAAGGTGACAGAACCTTACCCATCCAGTCGTGATTTGTTCAACGACTGGGCGGAAAGGGAAATATCTTTTGAAGATATGTCCTTTCCGGCCGTCCTGAGTATGATACAGGAGGGCACAGCACTACCAGCGAGGGTAGTGCAGAGACTCAACTTAGTGCTTGAGTCGGATTCATACATTATACATATGATTCCAGACGAACCCAAAGAAATCATTGGGATCGTAACCCGTGACATAAAGTTGTGTCATAAGGTTAGGTATGCCTGTGAAGGCAGGACCTTAAAGCCGCACTACGTGTTGGCTTTAGACCCAGTCATTTATCTGACTGGACGGGTAGACGATACATATCGTCTTCCAATAGATATCGCAACAGCGATACCTGTGGACCAGGAATACATTCCTGATCCTGGAGCAATGCTCCACGTGGACTACACAGAGTTCACGGATGGATTCCCCCACGATTTGGGGGTATTCGACCACAAAGTGATTGTGGCAGGGACTTACGCTACTCGCGTAAGCCGCGTCACCTTACAAAGGTGATGCGCGTCGGTTGATTCAACAACCGAATCCAC